TGACCGCAATGGAATACACCGCCAGAAAGTCGTTTGGGCAAGCCAAATACTTGTTGTTGGCCGTGATGCTGCCGGTCACATTCTTGCGAATCGACGGGAACTGCACCGAGTTGTATATACGCTGCTCGGCCTGCTCAATCAGACGGTTAATCTGCTGTGTGCTGGACACGGTAGAGCCGTCCGCCAAGTACGTGACTGGGAACTGGTTCTCCGTGTACGACTCAATGGCCGCGACGAGCTGCGTATAGTTCACGGGTAAACCCTAGTTATGCCATTGGCCCACGGGCGGTGATGCCCTTGGTAGCGCAGCCGTTACCGCGAGTCACAGTGCCCGCAGTTTTGGTTGTCTCGCTACCGGCGGACTTGCTGATGTTGCCCACAGTTGCGTCAACGGTATCGAGCTTGCTGCGGTTTGGCAGCTTACCCGGATTGGCTTCCACAGTCACGGGTTTACCTGACATGGTGTGGGGCTTGGCGTAGGACGCAGCCGACAAGTTGTTCTTTGTAGCCATGATTAACCTCGCTTTTGGTTTGCGACCTTGGCCAGACCACGGCCCAGTTTGAGCATCTCTTCGTTGGTCTTGCCACCGTTACCGCCCTTGCCACCTTTTTGAATGGCTACGGAGGGGCCGCTGTCGCCCAGATTCTTGCCCTTGGTCTTGCCTTTGGAGGCTATGCCGTCTGCTGCTGATTTGAATGCCATTTTACGCTCCAATTTGTATACTGACTGTACCAACTTGCACGCCTAAAGCCAAGAGGTTTGGCGTCAGTGCGTCATCAAAAAACCGAGAACCTCCGACCGGATTCCAGCCCCACTGGATGTTCCGGCTACCCTGCCCTTGGTAACCATCCGCCAACAGGCCAGAGGCCACGTAGCTGCGGTCTGGGCGGGGATCACGAACCGCCTGCGGGTCATCTACCGGATACATGCCCAACATCAACTGCGGTTGATCCGGGTCCCAGCAACTGCTGCACACCAGAATCTCGCGTATCTTCGTCTTGACGGTCTCTTTCCGCAGGGAAGTCAGCTTGAACCGAAACCCGCACCGATCACACTCGGCAATCGAGTTCTTGCCAGAGGAGAAACGGTTTCCCACTTACGTACCGCTTCCAATGAACATCTGACGTGGCACGAAACGTACAGACGCCTTCTCGCGGTCTTCGTCAGCGGCCAACTGCCACGCCGTATCGTACTGCTCTTTCAAAATGCCCAGACGCTCTACGCCACCGGGAACCTTCATGGCCAAGTAGTAGGCCAGTCCCGCCACCATGCAGGGAATAAACCGGAACGGAACGTCCATCGTATTCACACCGCTACCAGCATCATCAATGCGGCGCATACGCCAGTACACGAACGTGTAGGTCTGGCTGGCATCGGGGATGGGCCACACGGTAATGCGCGGAGTCTCCTGAAGACGCTCAATCCAGACCTGAATCGGACGGGCTTGGGCCAGCTTATTGGGGATGGTGGCGTAGGTGGAGACGCTGATACGCGTGATGGTCAGGTCGGCCTGTGTGGCTGCGTTACCTGCTCCCGTGCGGATGACGTGTTCCAGAAGGTCAACGGTGTCTGACGGTAGGTTGTATGTAGCTGTGCCCGGAACCATCGTGATGGAGCCCTGCTCGAACGTCCACATGTTCACGCCACGGTTGGCCCAATCAGCGAACAACAGGTTCAGGGAACGCCGTGCAGTTTTTAAGTCATAGCCCGTACGCAACTCGCTACCGACGCGCTCGAACGCCTCCTCGACCAGTTCTGTCAGGTCAAGGTTGAATGCTGCGGTGCCGGAAGTTGCCATTATCTGAACCCTGCTGTTTTCTTTGCGATACGCTTGGGCTGCGCCACGAACTGCTTGCCTGCTGCTTTACCGGCACGCTTGGCCTTTGTGGTTGCAGCGTACTCGGCAGGGCTGAGTGATTGTATGGCTTTCTCGGGCAAATACCGCTCCCCCGTCTTGGAAGACGGTTTGCCAGACTTGGTGCGCCACTTCTGGTCGCCCCAGTCCTTGAGGGATTTCTGCGGCGCTTTCACTTTAGTCCCTGTACCCGCCGCCTGCGGCTTTATATTTCTTGGCCACAAGCTGCGCTTTACGGGCTGACCATTTTCCAGCTCCCGTACCCTGAGTCGCGGCGGCTTTGACTTGGCTCAGTATCTTCTTGCGAAGACTTGGCTTCGTGTAGTTACCCGCCGCGTTGACCTTACCACCCTCTTTGAACTGGGTGAAGTCAGTGTCATCACGACGGGCTTTCTTTTTGCCGCCGGGCATCTTACTGGGGGAGATTGCCCCCATGCCTCGGCTTGCCATCATTTAGCAGACCCGTCCTTTGGTCTTGCCGCGCTGGGCAATACCGTCAGCACGACTGGACGCGGAACCGCCAGAAGCCATCTTCTTGACTGCGCCACCTTTTTTCATATCAGAACGCGTGCCGCGATAAGCACCTTCAGGTTTTGGGTCAGAACGCGTGCCGCGATAAGCACCTTCAGGTTTTGGGTCAGAACGCGTGCCACGAAAGGCACCTGCGGGTTTTGACTCAGACCCTTCACCGGCTTCAGCACCGCCTCGGCCACCTGAACGACCGCCACCAATCTCTTTCACGGCAGAATCTACAAGCAGCATATTGGCGTCGTTTGAGGAAGCAGACGCACTTTGCGAATCGCGCAAACGCGTGTCGCTGCGGCGCTCAGCGCTAGGTTTCTGCGCGGCAACATCAGCCATTCGGGTAGCGCTGCGTTTTTCAGCAGGACTCTTGATGTCCATCTCACCTTTGCGAACTGCGACTTGGCCGTCACGGCGAGTCAAACCGCGCTCAGCGTTCAAGTAATCGCGCAGATTATCAAAGCCCGAATCTTCGAGCTGCTTTTTGGTAACGATTGCCGGTTTAGTCGCCATGATCTTTCCTTTTAGCAGGTTCTGCCGCCAGATTTCATCTTAATCATCGTGCCCTTGGTTTTACCCTTGGACTCGATACCGCCACCCTTGGCCATGCCACCGGCTTTGAGGCCCGCGTGTGCTTTGGAAGCAGGCTTGGACGCGTGTTTGGCCAGAGCGTCTTTGCCCTTGGCAGGTGCGTCAGCACCTTTTTTCTTAGCCATCATTGCCATGAAGCCGGGATTCATTTTGGAAGCCATAGTGTCACCACCTTTTGAAAATTTGCGGCCCTTGTCGGCCTTGGTAAAGTCCTGTCCCACGGACTGTGGGACGCCTGCTTTCTTGGCAAATGCTGGGTTATTGGCCACAGCCGCCATGAAATTGTGTTGTTTTTTGGAGCTACTGGGCATTACTTGCTCCACCAATGGACCAACTGTACGATCCCAGCGCCAACCGTGCCAGCCGCGCCGCCAACCAACATCAGGACTTTCCAACCGCCTTTGGCTTCAGACAGGGTGGAGTTTATGGATGTCAGCGTGACCTGCATGGCTTTCATGCTCTCAAGCATCTTGTCCATGTCCTCCTGCATGTGCTTAATATCAGCAGCATGGGTGGCAAGTTCACGGGCGGTAAGGATTTCGGGCGTGCTCATATCAGCATTTCCAAGCCCGAAGGCTTTTGTTGATGCGGCTGTCCGGGTCTTTGGCTGTTTTGGCGCTGGTCAACTTCTTTTTCATGCCGGACATCCGGGCACAGAAAGAGTCGCGCCTGCTGCCGCCCTCGGGTTGAGGGGCCTTCAGACCGGGTTTGCCGGGGTTGGCCTTGTTGTAGGAAGCTCGGCCCTTCGCGTTGAGCCCGCCCTTCTCCGACTTGCCTTCTTTGCGTGTCCATGCTGGTGATTTAGCCATAGAACACCGTAATGTGCGTGTTGGCTCCCAAGAAAAGGCGTATGCCGTAATGGGCAAGAACACCTTCGCCGGGAATCGGCACACTGTACGCCGTTTGATTTGATGCGTCCAATTGCAGCAGCACATCATTCCATACCGTGACATTTCCGCTGTCTGCACCAGAATTCGCAACAGTCACAATAAACGTGTCTGCAGTAGCGGCTGTTTGAACTTGGTACGGGTTATCCGTCAAATCCCAGTCCAAATAAACCCAATCGCCTGCTTTTAGGCCGTGGTTTGTCGCGGTAACCGTCGCCATAGTAGTGGCTCTTGAGTAAGTTCCGCTAATACTAATGTCGTCTACCAAAACGGTGTACTCTGTAGCACCAGAAAAAGGAAAAACAACCGCGCCTTTAAGGCGAGTACGGTACGAAACCATCAAGCCGGAAGCCCCGCCGTGTTGCGACTTAACATCATATTGCATTGCCATTTTCTTGCTCCGGTTCTGGTGCGTCTAGCCTGTTTATGAGCATCTTGTATGCTTGGATCGTGGCTTGAGCCTGAGTCAAAAAGGTTTGAGCTTTCTGCGCTTCAGTCTCAAGGTCACGTATCTCAGATTCCAAGAATTCCTTGGTGATCTGCATATTAAGGCGCAGTAGTAGTTGCCATCAGGTAGTACGCAGTACCGGCGCTGTCCACAATTTTAATTGTGTGGGAGGAGTCTGCGACCACATCAGCCACAACCATAGCGGCTGGGACATTGAACAAGTTAGGAATAACGCCTGTTCCGCTGTTTGTAAAGCGGATGAATGAACTGTTAGTCCAAGTACCACCAGTAGCAAAGTTGGAGTCAGCTTGAATAGCTGCCAATGTTCCGCCGGGGTTTGTAGATGTACCACCCAGAGTAGCGCGAAGAGCGTTACCGGCACCGGAAATAGTGCCCGAACCGTTGACGCTCAAGCTAACGTGAGCACCATTGATTGTGCCGCCCGTAGCGCCACCAACACCTGTGACTTGAGTCAGGGCACGGATGGTCTCGCCAGAACCTGTAGAGGTAAAAGCCAAGCGGTTGTACGACAGGCGGGTATCGCCAGTGGTAGCGGAGGATGTGGCGTACGACTCAGACACGTTGCTGGCCGTGGTAAGAGTGATGGGGGAGGTCGCAGTGCCGCCGATGAAGCCGTTGAGGGAAGAGACTGGGCCGGAGAATGTGGTCAATGCCATGATTGGTTCCTTACATGCAAGATAGGCGTATCAGTCTGCATGTCGTCAGCCGGGACTGTCTGATACACCGGAAGACCCGGAGTACTTGCAATATACACCTTTTTCAAAGTGTGTCAACAAAAAAGGCACCCGAAGGTGCCTTTTCCAGTAAGCGGCCGGGAACCCCCAACCCTAACTTACTCAGCCGTCAATTAAGACGAACCGGACGAGCCCCAAGCACCCAATGGATCGCTCCAGCCAAAGCTGTAACGCTCGCGGGACTTGTAACGGACGTTGCCCGTGTCGAAATCCCCGTCCATGGAGTTGTTCAGAGCTGTACGCTCGAAGTGCTTCAGGCCGTTTGGCACATCAGTCATCAGGAACCAAGCATTGCTGTCGGTCAAGAAGTGGTTGATGGCATAGCCTTCAGGGATCGAACCGTTGTTCTTCAACGCGTTGATATCGTTGTCAGCAGTGCCAACGCGGAGGTTGGTTTCCAACAGACGGGTAGCAACGAATTGCAGCGCAGGCGGCACAATCATCTTGCGTGGCTTAGCGGCGATCAGCAGACCACGCTCATCAGTCCATGCAGCGATTTGAATCACAGCATTTTCCAGCGAGGTTTCGTTCAGATCAACACCAGTGGTGGGGCTGTTGTAGTTAACGCCGCCGTTGACGAGTGGGTGACCCACGCGTGCGCTGGAAGAGTTGACGCCAAACAACGACACACCGTCACCGCCGAGGTACGAACCGCTGAAGCCGTTATTGATAACGCCAGCAGCTTTGACCTGTTTGGTGTAGGCCATAGCGCGAGCCAGACCCTTGGTGTAACGAGCCGACAGACTGTCGTACAGGTTATCTTCGACCGCTTCTTCAGTGATCGAGAAGCCCAGAGCAATGGTCTCGTGGCTGTAACGTGCAGTGAAGGCTTCCTGCGCATTGTCATAAGCAATGGCTTGGCCCTCGTTCTTCACTGGTGCAGCACCGAAGCCAGACAGCTTGGTTTCTTCTTCAAACGAGCGCTCTGATTTCTCAGTCTCGTAGATTTCCTTGTGCTCTTCGCCGTAGCGAGCATATTCCAGACCAAACAATGCGTTCAGGCCGGGGAGCAGTTCTTTAAGTAGTTGTGCGCGTGAAATTGCCATGATTTAGCTCCTTAAACACCGAGTGGGTTGGAATACGAATGGGCCACTGGGTTGAACTTAACCAGCACATCGGTGAAGGCGTCGCCAACAGTCGAGAAGCCTTGCATGTCCACGAAGCCAACAACGCGAAGAGCCCAGCCGGTGGTCGCAGCAGCAGAAGAGCCGATGATGATTGCCGAGTTGGAGTTGCCAGTAATAGTGCTACCTGTGGAGGTGGACTGAACAGCGTTCAGGTACACGTTAGCGCCCAAAGCAGCTTGTGCCACGGGGCCGACAGATTGAACTTGGAACACAGCACGGTCGTCGTCAATAACGTATGCAGTGATGGCAGTGCCAGCAGGAGCAACGTAGTTGGCGGGATAGAACTGAGCGTAGATCACCTGACCTTGCGAATTTACGTAGGAGCAGCCGACGAAAACGCCGATTGTGCCTGCCGGAAATGGCGTAGCCGCAATACCATTGGTAGTGACAATTTCCAGAAAACCGCTAGTGTTAATAGCAACAATACTTCCGTTGAAGATATTGGTGTTGTAACCCGCAGGGTTAATCAAAAACTGACGCGTGCTACCGGAATAAGGTAGACCGCCCAGTTCGTTGACGGCTTTAAGGCCGTAGGGGGATGCAGTTGATGCCATGAGGCACTCCTTTATTTAGAACCTGAACCAAATCCTTGTCCGCGACTGGCTGTTGACTTGCGGTCAGCAAACAGCGGCATCCGAGGGTCGTTATTTCGCATGAAGTGGTTGTCCACCGAGTCCATCTGGTTCTGAGCTTGCGTGTTGTAGTACTCATCACGGGACTTGGCCATCTCCGACGACATCTTGCAAAGCATGAGGCCACCGATTTCGACGTTTCCTGTTTTGTCACTACCCACCAGCATCAGTTCTGGATGGTCAACGGCTTTCACCGGCACCCAGCCTTCGCGCATCTTACGAGACACGTTAGTTGGGTTCGCTTCGCCAAGCAAATGCGTCATGATCCAGCGATACACATAACCCGGCTCTGGAGTCGGATCAGGCAGCGCCGAAGGTGGCACATATACAGGACGAGCAGTCTTATCGCGGGACACGAGGTCACGGGGGGTACGAGGATCAGCCATTGTTTCTCTCCAATTTTGCAACTTCAGCAGCATATTGCTGCGGGGTTAGTCCATACTTCTTTGCCAGCGCAACTTGCGTCTGGGTAAGCTGGATTTTCTTTGCGCCCGAAGAACGAGCTGCGGGGGCAACAACCGAGGTTGGCCGTTTTGAAGACTCACTTGACTTACGATCTTCAGTTCCACCAAAAACTTCGGGGAACTTTGACTTCACGCGTGCGTCAATGCGCTCGAAATAATCATCACTACGCGGGTCAATCCCGTTATTGACTAGATTTTGGTGCAGCCCTAGTGCAAAGCTGGTAACTTCCTCAAACCCATCAGACCCGAACCACTGGTTTTTTGCCTGCCAGCGCAGCGTTTTTTCGTCAGGTTGCACCTGTTGGGGTGCTGGTTGTCTTGTTTGTACAACATCTTCTTCACGTTGTAAAGGGGCCGGGCGAAAGTTTTTTGTCGCCGCAATACTCATCTTGGCTTCAGTAAGTGCTTCCTGCGCCGCAATAATACCGTCAGTATCAAACGCTTCCTGCGCAATCTTGTAATCGCGGCGGGCTTTGTCCAATGCGGCTTCGGCGGCGCTTTCAGCCATCTTGTTGTACTGCTGCGTGCCGTTATCCACATACTGTTTGAGTTTTTGGTTCTCTTGCTGCATGTGTTGGGCAAGACGCTCAAGCTCCTGCTTTTCCCGCTGAAGGGCTTCTTTGGCTCGACGCTCGTCGTGACGGGCATGGGTCAGTTCCTTGATGCGGTCCTGAGCACCCTTGGTGTAGTTCTCAATCTCGGCATCAGTGGGGTCTACCACTTCCCGGTCTAAGGGCCTGCGGCCTTTGTCACGCTCAGGCGTGTCATCGACAATTTCAATTTCAATATCGCCGTCGTCCTGTTGCGAAACTACAACAGTTTCTTCCTGCTCATCAGGAAATTTAAATTCACCTGCCATTTACTGCTCCTTCAAGCGCGGGTTAAACCGCGAGGGTCTTGCACAACTGCTTCGATCATGTCGTCGTTTATGACTCGAAACTCTTTTCCGTAGATTTTGAATCGCGTACCGGAATACGTACGCACGAGCACAAAGTCACCTTCCTCACACCACGGACCGCTTGGGAACTTGGTGGTGTCTTTGTACGCGTCAGGTCCGACCTTCATGACGAACAACACGGTTGTGGCGTGTTCTTCTTGTTTCATGAACTGGCCAGCTTTGACAATCGAGGAATTCTCGAAAGTCTCAACAACGTCAGGCACCGCACACAGCAGTTTCCAACCTTTGGGGTCGGGAAGCTGTCGGGCCTTTTCTTCATCAGTCGCTTCTGGGGCTGGAGCCTCAGTCGGTTGGATGGCTTCGGGGAGGGCAAATACGCCCGGATCAAGACTTAGTTCACTCATCTGCTTTCTCCACTTTCATAGCAAGGTCGATTACATAGCGCTCTGCGATAGCCAGACCCTGAATGGTTCCGCAAAGTTTTTGGTATTCCTCAAATGAGCGACATGCTCCGCTGGCGGCGTCGTCAGCGTAGTTGTTCATGTCTTTGCGTATTTGTTCGCGCAACACGCGTGCGAAGTCTTGAATCATTTATTTAGCCGGACCTTTCCTTTGCTGGTTGTTCTGTGCCGCTTGTTGACGGCTCTTTGCGATGTCGATGCCCATGCGGACACCTTCTCGTTCTTGGTCGGATTGCAGCTTGGCCTCGGCCTGCTTGATCTGCGATCCAACGCGCAACCCATCGAGTTCCATCTTGCCCGCCAGTGCTTGTTGTTTAAGCTCCAACTCGTCCGAACGGGCGGCGGCGTCGATGGCCAGCTTCTTCTCTTTGAGTTCCACTTCTTTCAGTTTGATCTGTATGTCCTGCTGCTGGAGCTGGAGCACGGGGTCTTGGGCTTGCTGCTGCGCCTGCTGCTGGGCTTGCGATGCTTGGCTCTGCTGGAGAACCTGCTGCGCGGCTTGGGCCATCATGCCGGACAGGGCAATCTCGATCTCTGGCGGGAGCTTCTCGTCTTCCGGTGGCAGGGGCATACCGAGCTGCTGCTCGATCTTCTGGCGGTACGCAAAGCCAACGTGCTCGGCAATGTGGGCCATCATGGCCGCTTGGATCATCGGAGCCTTGGGGCTTTGGCCAACCAACTGCATGATGATCGGGTCTTGCATCGCGGACATGTGGACCTTGATGTGCGACTCGTGGTCTTGGTACATGAACGCCTTCATCGGCTCGTTCTTGAGCGCCTGCATGTTCTCGGTCACCGGGTCTTTCGGCTTCTGGTCGTCTGGCATCGGCACGAGCTTGTCGGCGTTCTTGATGCCCAGCACCTCCAGCATGTTGCGGTGCAACTGCGGCAAGTCGTAAATGTCCGGGGCCATCTGAGCCATCTGGATGACCGCTTGGTACTGCACCACGCGCTGGCTCATGGTTGCCGCGTTGGGGTCGCTCACGGGGATGATGTCCACGTAGCTGTAGTCCTCGGCCTTGGCCAGACGCCCGCCTTTTTCTGGCTCGTACTCGTAGGACATGTCCGTGTAGTCACGGATCAGACTGGCCAGCAGACGCAGCTCCTGCTTGAACGCGTAGTGCATACGCGCCTGCACAGCCGACATAACCTTGAGCTGACGCTCCAGCAGAGCCAGCGTGGTGCCCACTGGGGCATTGGCCGACATGTCCGACACCTTCATGTCCGCAGTAGCTGCGAAGCGACGGCCTTCTTCAACGATGGTGCCCAGCAACTGGAACAAGACCATTGACGGCTCTTTATATGGCAGTGGCAGGATGTTGTCCCGCAGTGCGCCGGAGCCGATGTCTACGTCACGGAACTCACCCGGTGCAATCGGAGTGTCATCACCCTTGATCCGAAGTCCTCGGGATTTGAGACCGCCGGGTAGATTCGATAGTGTCCCGGCGTCCACGAGCTGGCGCATGATGCTAGTTGCTGACTTGGCGAAACCCCCGATAAGGTGGAACAATCCAAAGCCATACGCACCGAAGCCGGGAATGTATTGGTAGTGTACGAAGTGCTGCCGCTTAAGGCAGAGATCGTCGTCTTCGCGCCAATTACGTCGAATGGACAGAACATCGTTGGTTCCTTTGATAAGGGTTACTACGTACGGCAACGCAATACCTGTTGGCTCGCCCTCGTCGTCCTTGTCTTCAAACCCCTTGAGGTCCAAGTCAACGTGGCACTCCAGCAGGATGTAGCGGTCGTCGTTCAGGTCGTTGAAGCCGGTCTCCTTGTCCTTGGCCTTCTCGATGTTGGTCTGCTCGCGGGTCGGGTCACCCAACTCGATGTCGCGGTAGAAGCCCGCTTGCTGGAGCTTGATGATCTCGTTCTTGGTCTTGCGCATGACGTGCGTCAGGCGGTAGCAGGTGTCCAAGTCAGTCGTGCCGTACGGCAGGATGATGTCCTCGGCGGGCACAAACATCGACACCTGACGACCTAGGTTCGGGTCGTAGTACACCTTTTTGAAGGCGGAGCCGGTAGCTGGCAGTGACCACAACATGCGTTCGTGCTCTGGGCGGAACTCGCGCATCACGTCTGTCAGCTCGTGGTTCATGTCGGTCTCGACACGGCGGGCCGCTTCTTGCTTCTTGGGGGTCTCTTTGCCAATGATCTTGGTGCGGACCGGCCCCTGTGCAGGGAAAGTCTCGGTGATCGACTCGGACTGGAACCGAACAACCGCTTCGGTAATCATGGGGTGGAACACGCCTGACGCCCCGTTCCAAGGCTCAGTGCGCTCTTCGACCTGCAAGCCCAGCAATTTCAGACCTTCGGTGTAGGCTTTCTCCCACTCCTTGCGTGAGCCTTTGTCGTTTTCGATGTCACCGGCCAAGTCACCAGCCATGGATTCAATGGCGCTGTCGTCCATTTCTTCGGCCAGATTCAAGTCAAACTTGCTCTCCGCCTCAACTTCGGCTAGCTCGATCTCAAAGCCGGGGCCACGAATACTGACTTCTTCGGGGTCAACGATCTCGATCTCGATGCCCTGTTCCTCCCCGCCCAATGCGTCGATGCCCTGCGGCTGTTGGTAAAGAGCTTTGTCGATATTCGTTGCCATGGTGTTCCTTAATAGTAGGCGGCTGTGCGCCCACGGTAAATCTTGTCGTCTTTCTCGTCCGTATCCAACGAGATGAACCCACCCTGCCTAAAACGCAGCAGCGCCTGACTGGTTGTGTCCACATAGTCGTCATTCTCGCCTACCGGGAACGCAGCCACCTCTTCGATGACTTCCCGTGCCCAGCGGGTATCCGGTGCCCAGATGATGCCGGACGTGAACAAGTCCGCAATCGCGTTAACGCGCACCATCTTATCGTTTCCCCGGCTCGGCGTAAACTCCTGCACGGGTATGCCCATTGCCCGCAGTTCTTGGATCAGCGGCCCGCCCGCAGCCTTCTTCTCCACGATGAACGCGTCTGGCTCCCACTCTTTCCAGTGCTTGAACGCAATGGCTTTTAGCTCCGGGAACGCCATCCGGTCCTTGAACGCGTCCAGCAAGATGACCTGCGGGGCGTTGTTTTCTTCCTCGTTGTAGAACACACCCCAAGTCGTGCAGGCCGAATAGTCGGATGTGCTCTTGGTCTCGTGGGCCGTGTCCCAGCTCTGGATGATGTACTCACAGGTCGGCGGATCGTCGTTCTCCCAGATGCGCCAGCTCTTCCTGCTGATGATGGCAGACGTGTCCGAGGTGGGCTGCTGCATGTACTGCGCGTTCCAATACCTCGGGTCCATCGACGACTTGGCCGATTTCAGCGACTCCAGCGGCCACTGCTCCGGCCAGAGCGACTTCTCGTTCTCGGTGCCCTCGTTCAGTATGGCAGGCAACTCCACAATCTCCCAGCGCGGGGAGTCCGGATTCTTGACTTGGTAGTCGATCAGCCGCCCGGTCAGGTCCAGCGGTCCCCAGCGGGTCATCACCACAATGATCGCGCCGTTCGGCATCAAGCGCTGCAACGGGCCTGTCTGGAACCACGACCACGCCGTGTCAAACGCTAGACGACTGTTGGCTTTGACGTCCTGCTCAGAGTGTGGATCGTCGATCATGAACAGGTCAGCACCCCGTCCAGCCAAGGCACCACCGACACCGGCTGCGTAGTATTGGCCCCCGTCGGAGGTGGACCACTTGCCCGATGCCTTCTGGTCCTGTGCAAGCTGCGTGCCGGGAAACACGGTGTTGTAGTCCTCGTCTTCCAGCAAGTTCCTGACCCTGCGGCCAAAGTCTTCGGACAGGGACGCCGTGTGCGTGCCCATGATGATCTTCTTATTAGGGTAATTACCTAGGAAGAACGCGGGGAACAAATAGCTGCTGAACTCGGACTTACCCATCCGTGGGGCGATGTTGATGATGACGCGCTTCTTCTTGCCGTCCACAACGTCCTGAAAAATCTTGGCCAACTTCCTGTGGTGCGGTCCAACCTTGAAGCCGGGGTAGACCCGCTTGGCAAAGTCAATCATATTAGTACGCGAGTTTTGCAGGGAGCGCCTGCGCTCACGCTCGTCCAGAACCTCCATCAACTCCAGTTTGGCGGCTTTCGTCATCGTCGGCAGCGCCGCACGCAGGGCGGCAACTTCCTCGGGCTTCAGATTGAGCGCATCAAGATTCATCGGTGTCGGATGTTAGTGAGTGCTCACTTTGGGGCTGGCTTGGTTCGACAGGGGTTACGTCGGTTATGTCAGGCGTAGTTTCGCCGCTGGTCACATCCACGTCGATCACATTGAGCAGCGTGTCCAGCTTGTCTTGGAGCTTCTTGTCGATCTCGGCGTCGGTCATGTCGGTCTTCTTGACCTCGATCCTGTCCGTGAACAGCGCAACCTCGGTAACCCGGCCCAACATCTCGATGGCCTTGAGCCTGATCCTAGCGTCGGGGTGGTTGGTTTCCTCGATGATCTTGGCCACGGCCATGCCGCGCATCTGCTTGGCCTGCTCAACAAACTCCCAGTCGTAGGCAGACAGCATCGTTACCAAGTGGCGCACGGACTCCGGTGTCTTGAGCTGGGTGAGCTGGTGCTTGGCGTCGGATGGGGGTGCGTTTGTGGCCAGCGCGGTGAATACCCGGCGGGCGGCGTTGGCTTCGGCTTCTTGCAGAATCTTCTGGTCGTCTTCGACGCCGAGCTGCTCCAACCATTTGGTCGTATTGACCTGTGCGTTCAGAATCTGGTCGGGCGTGGCCCTGTCCAGACCAGACACGTCTTTGCCGGTGGCCTCGACCACTGGGGGTTCAAACTCTAACAAGTGATCTAACATGCGCGTAGTACCTTACTAGTCTCCACAATACTTGTGGAGCCCTTGCGGACTCGGAGCCTGTAATGTACACTGCTTTTCGAGTGGTGTCTGTGTTTTCGCAGTCATTGCTTCTCCTTGATGGATGCAAATTCATCTTCGCCCGGCCCGTCCGGGCATTTTTTTGTCTGTGCATGTCTACCGTTAGACAAGATTTCATGGAAATTTTGAAAAATTTTGTGGGGGTGGGTGTTTGGGATAACTGTACACTTTAGTGTTTGTTTTGATTTTGTGCCGTTTGACAAAAATGGGGATTATCGGAGGGGAATAGTGTTCATGTGGCACAGCCCTGTCGCTCTGTATATGGCTTGGTGGGGGGTGGGTGGGGTCAACAGGTGTCGGTTTCTCCCTGAGAGGGCTTCGGTTCTACCCCTCCTAGTACAATAGAGTTAGCGGTTAGGGGAACTTAACCGCATCAACCCACGGGGAGAAACCTCCCCAACCTTAGAGGAACCTTTCAAATGTCATCCATCAAACTCAACCTGTCCCAGTTTGCTTTGGGCCTTGGTAACTCAGACCGCATCACCCTTGAGGCATCCGTGCCCTTTCACAAGGCGTATCACAAGGCGGATGCAGAGGGGCAAGCGGCCATGCAGTTGGACTTCGTGACATCGTATGTACAGGGCAAGCTGAAGAGCACCCCTGAGAAAGCCGCCAAGATCGTGGCCCTGAAGCGTGTCGAGCGTAGCGCCAAGGACGAGCTGGCTGTCAATGCTGCCGGTGCTAAGTTCCGGTATCACCTTGTCCGCGAAGTCGGCGGCGCTCGTGCTGAAGTGGACTTGCTCAAAGCCGCCGTGTCTGCATACGCCAAGCTGACCCCTGCTCAGAAGCGTAAGTTCGCAGCGCAAATGTGATTTGGGGAGATTTCTCCCCGAGATTCTGTCAACCGCCGTGGCAATGGTGCTGCGGCGGGGTTTCTTTCTGTGTCAACCGCCGCCACTGTGCGGCATTTTTATTGGAGATATGACTATGCACACACAAGCCCGCCTCGATGCCCGTGACGCCAAGCGCCTCATTCGTGAGCAGCACTACATCCTCAAGGCCGTACCCGCAGAAGCCTTGCCGCCTGTTCTGTCATACATAGCCAAGCGCTACGGCATCCAGAAGAAGGCCATGCTGAAAGCAAAGGCCCGCTACATCCGCACCCGCAACCACTGAAAGCACACCATGTTCAACATCCTCACCACCATCGTAGCCTGCGTTCTCGTAGGACTTAGCCTGCCCCAGATTGACGGCGGCTACATGTACCTTGCCAGCTTTGCGCTGGGCTCGTTCATCCTTGGCCTCATCCTCTCTAACGAACTCTGAAAGCACACCATGAAACAACACATCACCCATGTCGGCATCCTGTCCCTCCCATGCGGCGACTTCGACCTGTTCGACTACTACCCCACAGACAAGCGTGACTTCAAGATCACATCGGCTGTCCCCGTGGGCAGACCGACCTGCGGTATCTCCTTCACCAGTGATATCTCATTCGAGCGCTGGCTCGAACGCAACATGGCCCCTGTGCAGTTGGGTCTGTTCTGAAGTCGGGGAGACTTTCTCCCCAAAAAGTACGAAAGTGAGATATGGCGTGTATCAAAAAGGAGATATAACTAAGTGTCCAAGCCGTCCACCCGTATCGCACTTTGTACTAGACCCAGCGGCCTGTCGCAACCCGCATGGATGCTGGGTTCTGGCGGGGAAGTGTCCGCGTTATCTATCTAAATATTTATATATAATATATATTAGAGAGTGTTAGTTTTTGTTTGCTCGGGCTCAAGCTTTTACTTTAAGGCTTTGCCGTTGGCTAGTTGCGTGTGAGATAGATAGTACGGACACTTTCTGTCCAATGGCCCTATCCATGCGGGCTCCCAGCGTCCGACCCGAGTGGCGGAAACTGCGATATGATTGACACCCCGTCCCAACCATGTAACAAAAAGGAGATATGACTATGGATTTCCCAAAATCCTACCTGCGCCTCAACGAAAGCACCCTGCGTAAAAAGCTAGCCACCAAGAAGCTACCCATGGGATATGCTGAAAACCTCATATCTCAGGTGATGCACGAGAGGCACAAGAAGTTCGCCACACTAGCCAGAGATACGCAGCACGCCCGATTGTGGAGTGACCTCATAGCCCCCGCCAAGGCCGAGCGCCGCATAGTGCAGCGTATGCTGACCCTGAAGCTCGACAACCCCAGCCCCGAGCGTGCCCTTGCACTGGAGGCATATCTCATGGTGCTTGACGCGATCATCGGGCGGCTCGTGCTCAAGGCCAACACCTGCGGGGAGACACCGGCCCGACTGGCCGAGGGGACAGATGTACCCAACAAGGGCGAGCACTGGACGGACTGGATGCCCAAGAAAAAGATCGACCTCATCAAGGATTACTTTGCCGCCATACCCTACACCAAGGGCGTGAGACAGAAGACCCCCTTCGAGCGCCGCATCCCCCAGACCCAGCACGCCATACACAAGCGCCGCCTCATCGAGCGTACGGACAAGGAGATGGCACTCATCGAGCGCCGCATGGCCGCAGAGCTTGCCGATGCTAAGTTGACCGACACGCACATCTTCAAACAGCAGGAGATTAAAGACATGCGCCTCCAGCTCAGCCGGATGCAAGCGGCCATGCACACCATCAAACTCCTGCGCCCGACCGACTTCGTGCCGGTGACATGGCATGGCATCGAGCTGCCGGACTGACGGGTGTCAGTCCCTATCAACAACGGGGAGGATTTCTCCCCAGATTTATCGGTTAGCAGCCTGCCGACTCAGGCTGCACTTTAAGGAGAAGACAAATGAAAAACATCACCCTAACCACTGGCCGAATCGTGGTGCATACCCGCCAACCGAACGGGTCAACGCTGGCTACACCAACGCCGGGGTACTACGCGTTCACTCGGGAGGAAAACGCCGAGTACCAGCGCATAACGGCCGAGATGAAGCTGGACGGGCAACCCGTACCGGCCCTGTTTAACTGGAAAGAGTAAGGAGAAGACAAATGAAAGCACCACAACCCAGCGAGCTGGTAGAAGTAATGCAGCGCCATCATTACGAGTGTTTCGGTGACCACTGCGACGACCTGACCTATGTCGTCCGGTACAAAGACCTAGTGCCCCTGCTCGATGACCTCATCGAGACGATGTACGCCGATGTGGATGTGCCCGAGGACTGGCCCGCATTCAAGCCGCGACCAACCGCGCAAGCACTGCACGACGAGTTAATGATGGCCGATAAATGGACAAGCGTACCTGACTACGACAGTGGGTATGACGACTACTACACGCTCTACATCAGCCCATTCAAAGTGTGGGAACCCACAACACAAGGAGAAGTGAAATGAAAGCAATGCACTTAGACCACGACATGCGGCTACAAGCCGCCCGATGCATGGAGCGTGAGGGAGGCAGCTTCGCAGGGCATATCGCCCGAGCGTTCTATGTGGCCGACACGCAGAACGCAGAGGCACTACTGACTGCGTTCGATGACTTGTTCTGCAAGTTCTACATGGAGCATTGCCGCAACGAGCGTATGAAAGAAAGAGAGGCAATCAAATGACAACACTGACCACACCAACCCAGATCGAGGGCGCACGGCTACTCACGCTGCGTCAGATGCTAAAGCTGGAGATGAAGGGGATGCACCGCAGCCGCTCACCGAGCGCCTACTCACTGCTCAAACAGATGGGGTTCAAAGGCACTCGTGAGCAGGTGCTCGCACAGATGGACGAGATTCGCAGCCAACTAATCGGAGAAAGCAAATGAAGACAAGCGAGATGAAAGACCTAATCCTTGATTGGGCAGTGGCAACAGCTAACGGGGACACATTCACTCTGGCCCATCAAGACTGGGCTTGGTACTCAAGCGATTGGTCAGTGGCGGGGCCAATCATTGAGCGTGAGGGTATTGGCGTCTACCGATTCCGTGGTGCGTGGGCAGCACATTGCCCGCTACCAAACGGGGGGCTTCATGCGTGTATGGGGAACCAACCCACACCCCTGATCGCAGCCATGCGCTGCTATGTGGCAAGCAAGCTCGGTGATGACATCGAGATACCAGAAGAACTAACCAAAGGAGAAAGCAAATGAACGACAACATGCCAGAGAACATGCACTTCTACGCATCAAGCGTGTGCCAGTGGGTAACGACAACACCAGAGCGTGACCTGCGCCAACTCATCAAGCACATGGAGCGTGACGGGTTCAACTACAACCTGTTCCTCGTGCCAGTGGCGCACGATGCGAAGTACGAAATCAAGATGTACCAACCCCAAGTCGAGGGCACGCAGTGGCTGGGGTACTACGAGGTCAAGGAAGAAACCAAAGCCAAGGCCAAGCGCAAGTAAGCGGGGAGAAATTCTCCCCAACAGTATGAGGGTGCTGTCTCACCCTCGCTTTCAGTCAAGTAAAACATCAAGGAGTTAGTTATGTTCGTAGGATATTCAGAGAAGGGTAAGAACTTCTCAACCGCAGCCCGCATCCTGTCCCACTCACGCTTCTGGCACTCACGCCAGCAGTCACACAACCCACTGCACCCCGCAGTGGCCGCAGCGTTCAACATGCACGACCCAGAGGACTGGCAGCAGTTGCTGCTTGAGTGGCCGTATGTGGCCGACACCGATGTGACCCGCTTGGCCTATACCCGTGACGAGCGCGGTGGTGAGGATGACCGGCAGGTGCTGACCTCGCTGGGCAAGTACTTGAAGCGCCACTGGCCTGACATGGCAGACCACATCATCAGGGACTATGTGGCCAAGTACGCTACAGCATCCGCGTTCCGCATCGAGCGCACCACCGAGGCTATCGTCCACGCGGTGCAGGAAGGGCCTAGCTCCTGCATGAAGTGGACTGACGAGGGTGACCTTGACGAGATCGGGCATCACCCCTACGAGGCATACGCGCCGTGCTACGGCTGGCATGTGGCAACGCGCCGCATGGGGCATGAGATCGTGGGCCGTGCGCTGCTCATGCAGCGGGACAATGACGAGACTGCGGGCAAGTACTTCGTGCGTACTTACCGCAGCAATCCGGGCGACACCTACTCGCAGCCCGATGACGAGCTTATCCAGTGGCTCAAGTCGCAGGGGTATGAGCATCGCGGCTCTTGGAAGAACGAGCGCTTGGCGTACATCGCTTCGGGCAAGCGGCACGCTGACAGTGAGTTCATCGCGCCGTACCTTGACGGCAGCGCTCAGTGCGTAGACATCGACACAGCGCACATACCAGAGGGCAAGTACAAGCGGTTCCTCAAGATATGCAGCGATGGTGCTTGGTCATGCTCCAACACCTGCGGCCATGCGACCGAGCAGGATTCATGCAGTTGTTCGGACTGCGGCTCGCGTGTCAGTGATGATGACCAGCACAGTGTCGGGTATCACGGCGATCATGTCGTGGGTGAGTGCTGCATCGACGACTACACGATGGTCACGGGGCGCAGGGGCAACACGTACTATGTGTCGGACAGCGAGGCCGTGTATGTTGACGAAGAGTACTACGACCGCGACTACCTCGGTGACAACAACATCGTGGAGCTGGAAGACGGCGAGTACTGCTCGATGGATAACGCGGTGCATATCGAGTCGGCGGATGCGTGGTACCACCGCGATGACGATGCGGTTGTCTGTGACCACAACAGTGATTGGCAAATGCGTGACGACTGCGTACAACTGTACGACAGCGAGTGGGCGCTCGAAGATGAGGCGTGGGAGTGCGCTGGGTCTGGCAACTGGTACTTGCACGATGACGACACGCCTGTCGAGATTGACGGCGAGACATACCACGAGGACTACCTGCCCGAGACAGACGATGAAGAAGACAAGACACCGACCACAGTAACAACTAAGGAATCAACATGAACAAGAAATCTATTCTCTCCAAGACCCTCTCCCGTGCGCTGTCAATGAAGCGGCCACATGGCACACACGCTGTAATTGAGTTCACGGACTGGCTGCACTCGCACCTACCCAAGCGCAATCACATCGCCGTCAGCTATGACAAGTGTGGCAACCTGCATGTAGACGCACGCATTGACGACACTAGCCGGACATTGTTCGTAGCCCATGTGGACACAGTGCATCGTGAAACTGGCCCCAACAAGATCAGGAAGACGCAGGGCATGTGGTACGCCGATGGTGCCTGCCTTGGCGCGGATGATGGTGCTGGGTGCGCAATGCTTATGCACATGCTTCATGCGCATGTGCCGGGTTACTACATCTTCACGCAGGGCGAGGAGCGCGGCGGTATTGGTGCGAAATACCTTGCCGACCATAGCCCCGAGTTGCTGGCCTGCTTTGATCGTGCCATTGCGTTCGACAGGCGGGGCATAGATAGCGTCATCACGCATCAGGGCTGGGGTAGGTGCTGCTCTGACGAGTTCGCTGCCACGCTGTCCGGTGAGCTGTGCGCTGATGGTGTGCTGATGTATCTGGGCGATGACACAGGTGTGTACACCGACACTGCCGAGTTCACGGACATCATCCCCGAATGCACCAACATCAGCGTTGGCTACGACAACGAGCACTCAGACCGCGAGACGCTCGACATCTTCCACTTCACGGCGCTGGCTGCTGCTGCCATCAAGATCAAGTGGGATGCGCTGCCTGTCGAGCGTGACCCTACCTACATCGAGCCTGTCATGCAGGGCAATTGGAAGAGTATGTACAGCACCGCAAGCCTGACCGGATGGGACGGCAAGTGGGCCGATGACGGGGCGTATGGGTACACGGACAACGAGATGCTTGAGGACTGCATCCGTGACGCGCTGCGTGGGATGCACCACGACCTGCTTGAGATGATCGCAGAGGCTGCGTACCCAGAAGACCCAGACATGGCGCTCAAGTTCTTGAACAAGCGGATGCTCACCGATGAGGTGCTGATGCAAGCGATGGATGACTGCGCTGTTTACGATGCCGATACTGTGCTGCTGTCCCTGTTCGACACAGTTCACTGCGAAGTCTGACGAGTGTCATCGGTTAGCAGCCTGCCGTCTCAGGCTGCGCTTTAAGGAGAAGTAAATGAAACATCAATGGAACACAGGCCGAGGGTATGACGAACACGGGCAGCGCATGGTTGCCGAGGTGCAAGACAACAGCGCAGAGTTAGCGCAGGACACGACTGGCTTGGCCAAGTCCCTGACAGGCACGAAGCAGTGGATAGTGTTCAGTGACGTAAGTCGGGGCATCGACGGCGTGATACCGCTGGGCCACTACCTGACTGGGCGGGACATAGACCCCTACACACTGGAGAAGCTGGTCATGGCTAACTATGATCTGGGCAACTACGGCGGCAGCGGCATCACACTTACATGGGAAGTAAAGAAATGAAAGACTCCCCGCTACTCACCATCGTCTACGCAGCAACCCTAGTGCTGGCCATCCTCGTGGTCGGCTTTGATCTTTTTGTTTGGAGAACCGTATGAACATTCACCAACCGCAAGGCATGGCCGAGGCCAAGGCATGGACGCAGAACCTCATCGACAAAGTAAAGGACGGCGGGGTGTGGATGGTGCCGCGCTCGGGCACGATCATCCAGTTCGATAAGGTCAACAAGAAGGCGCTCGTCACGCACCAGCTCATGCCGGACATAAGCATCGAGATGATCTTGGAGGCACTAGGGTGGGAAATTACCTACAAAAAAGAGTAGTCACTAACATGTCTAATAGTGGACAATGAGTTCGTTTATTAAGGAGTGACCATGACAATGAAGCATCGTGCGGTACACAACCCACGCCCAAGGATTCAAATAATGCCGGAAGAAAAAATAAATCGCCTGCTACACGGCAGCGACAAGCCCCCATCAGGCCCGCTATCGGCGGGAGCCGTCGAAGCAAGACGCCTCATAGCAGAGGCACAACAGAAGTACGCTCAACAACAGGAGAAAGCAATGAACGAAGTTAAGACACACCACGCCAATGTACAGGCTGCACTGGATGCGTGGGGGGACGATGACGACTCCCTATCAACACCGAAGCCTGAGCCAACCAAACCCAAAGGCAGGCGCCTGTTCCCCGTAATCAACGGCGTAACGCAAAGAGCGTTTGAGTACATTCGGGACAACCCATACACAACCACGGCGCAGGCGTGCAACGCACTAGCGCATCTCGGCTTCAAGCGCAGCTCTACCACATCTATCTTTGCCCAGATGCTCCGCCAAGGGCTGCTCGGTAAGGACAAGGACGGCAGGTTGACCACACTGGTTACCACGTTCCGCCCATTGAAGTCGTCCGCGTACATGGCCAAAAAAGAGAAGGCCGAGGTTGCCGCCAAGAAGGCCAAAGAAAAGAGGCTTGCTGCGCTATCCGAAAAGCTAACAGTCCGCCTACAGTCCCCGCCGCCCCAGCCATCCCCACCCCCGCCATCCACGCCGAAAGTAATCATCGATGTGCAGGCTATCAAGAACCGCCACGCGGCATCAGGAGGCATCACTGCGCTCAACGCAACCCCTACCGCAACCCCTGCGCAACCCCTTACGGCCAAGCAGGTGCTTGAAACCCTGAGCGTCAAGGAAGCGCACGCCCTGTACCGCGAACTGCAAACCATGTTTGGATAACAAGATGACACAAATACTTAAACATATGTGGGCCGAGTTCCGCTGCATGGTCAAGTCCGTAACACCAGCGCAAGCCATTGTGTGGGAGCTTGCCGAGGCTGAGATGGCACTGCTACGCGCAGAGACGGGTGTCGAGTACGCCCAAGCACTAGTGACCTACAACAAGAACCGTGTCAAGCGCCTGAAGGCGTACATGGCTGTGACTACTACCGAAGAAGTTAAGGAGGCAGCATGATTGACGAAACAGGTGGCCCAGCGTTTCCGCTGGACACAGACTGCTGCGATGTAGGCATGACCCTGCGCGACTACTTTGCGGCGAAGGCGATGGAGGGGCTTATTGTTAACAGCAGCACAGACCCGTTTGATATTGCTAAAGCGGCGTACATCATTGCTGACTTCATGCTGAAAGAGAGGGCGAAATGACAAAACGCTACTGCGACACGGGCCGCATCGACTGCCCGCACTTGCCCGAGTGCATCTGGGACTGCAAGTACGACACGGCGGGAATGGTGAAAGAGTCGCGTAAGGTCAAGCCGTACCCAGCAATCCCCTCTGACATCAAGCCCGTGCCAGACACATGGCAGACAGTTGGCACGGTGATGCTTACCGCGATCATGGGTGCGCTGGCCGTGGTCTGCATCCTGTTGTTCTTTACTGGCGTTTGGATTTGGAGTTTGCTGATATGACAACAGAAATTATTCAACGAGCCGGTGTCACATCCAGAGTGGTGGCAGGAGAAGGTTACTATCGTGTTGGTGAAACGCTGTGCCAGCTTGAAGACACAGGCAACGGCTACATTGCCAAGTTCCCATCACACAGGTCAACACATCAGGACTACTACGTTTGTCTCGACTACGCGCAAGCCTATGACCTCATCTTGGCATTGTCTGCGTTCAAGAAAGAGTTGGGGTTTGAAGAATGAAACAAGAAGACATCATCCGTATGGCGCGGAAATACACAGTAGGAGGGCTGGAGTTCGATGTCGAAGGGCTTGAACGCTTCGCCGCCCTTGTCGCAGCAGCAGAGAACGAGGCGTGTGCGAAGGTGTGTGAGGACAGTGTGGAATACGCTGGCGATACTTTGGCTCAGGCCATCCGAGCAAGGGGACAAGCATGAAAGAAGAATGGCTAATGTCTGGGGCCGTAGTCCCAGTAGACGTTGAAACGACAGCCGCGCTGGTGGCTGAGATACACAGGCTGATCGACGTTGTTGGCGGCATGGCCTTGGCACAGCCAGACGCATTTGAGCAAGGCAGACAACAAGGCATGAAGCAAGAGCGTGCGCTGTGGACGCTGACTAAGCTGGGCCAAGAGATTGAAGCACAGCCAGCGCAGGAGCGCCAGTGGGTAGGGCTGTCGGAGGTAGAGGTTGACAATTTTCACAGAGCCGCATGGTCTATAGGAGTAAAGCCAGCAGACTTCATTCGAGCCATCGAAGCCAAACTCAAGGAGAAGAACACATGAGCAAGAAGATCAGCGAACGAAACATCCGTCTGGCTATCGCCATGATGCGGTCAATGGCTAGTTGTAAGCCCGTCAGCCCGTTTCATATGGAAGCGTCTAAAGACATGGAGGCCATGCTTGAAGAGATATTAGCCCTACGCAAAAAACTCAAGGAGAAGAACACATGAGTGACTACGACAAGGTTTTGCAAGCCATTAAAGAAATGCGTCCCGCCCAGAACAATCCCCTGCTTGAGGGCAAGACAGCATCGTGGTGGTTGGATAGATTTGAGGACGTTGTTAAACAACTCAAGGAGAAGAACACATGACAATAGAGATTG